CCGGCTGAGCGTGTTACCGAGCTGGAAGCCAGGTTCGACGCTATCATGGCCGAGCACGACAGCCTCGGCGAGCGTATCGAGCGCGAGGAGCGCCTTGAGAGCGCCCGCGCCGAGCTGGAGCGCCGCGCCGAAGAGGCTCGCGCCAAGCGTCCGCTGACCACCGGTGAGACGCATGGCACGCAGTCAAACATCACCGAGACGGACGCGTTCCGCGCGTTCATGGTGTACGGCGTCGCGGGCATGAAGCCGGAAGAGCGTGCGCTGCTCAAGGCCGCCACCGAAGAGCGTGCGCAGGGCACGGGCACGACGGCTGGTGGTTACACCATCCCGACCGACCTTGCCAACGAGCTGGTGAAGTCGCTTGCGGCCTGGGGTCCGATGCTCGATCCGGGCGTCACCCGCCAGATCGTGACCGCCGCCGGTAACACCATCTACTGGCCGACCGTCAACGACACATCGACTGTGGGTGTCCGCCTCGCGGAGAACACCGCAGCGACTTCCGAGGGCGATGTCACCTTCGGCCAGAAGCAGTTGGACGCGTACAAGTATTCGTCCGGCCCGATCCTCGTGTCGAGCGAACTGCTTCAGGACTCGGCGTTCGACATCGGCGCGATCCTCAACGACCTGATGGGCGAGCGCATTGCCCGCAAGGTCAACACGGACCTGACCACCGGCGACGGTTCGGGCGACCCGAACGGCATCGTCACCGCGACCTCGGCGGGCAAGACGACCGCCGGCGTTGCTGCGGTCACGGCGGACGAGATTATCGACTTCTACCACTCGATCGATCCGGCCTACCGTTCGCTGCCGAGCTTCCGGTTCATGTTTAATGACTCGACGCTCCAGGCGATCCGCAAGCTGAAGGACGGCCAGAACCGCTACCTGATCGACGGCCTGCGCGACAACGCAGCCTCGATCAATCTCGCGGGCATCTCGGTTCCCTACTCGGTGAACCAGGCGATGGCATCGATGGCGACCGGCGCGAAGTTCATGCTCGCCGGCGCGTTCGACAAGTATATCGTCCGCCGCGTGCGCGAGTTCGTCGTGCGCCGTTCGGACGAGCTGTACCTGACCAGCGACCAGAGCGTGTTCGTCGGTTTCGCCCGCTTCGACGGCGATCTGATGGACACTGGCGCGGTCAAGCACATGAAGAACGCCTAACTAAAACGGAGGCGGGGGTTTCGGCTCCCGCCTCTTACTTTTTGGGAGAGCGTAATGCTTGTCCGCATCCTTCACAATATCGCCGGACCTGACACCGACCTCCGCGTTGACGAGGAAGTCGAGATGGATGACGCGGAGGCGATCCGCCGCATCAAGGCCGAACAGGTCGTTCCCATCGCCCCCAAGGTCGAGCGCGCCGTGAAAGCCGCTCCCGAGAAGCGGAAGAAATAACCGATGGCCGCATTCAACAAGCTCAACGGGTTTGTCGAGCATCTCGCGCAGGGCGTTCACAATCTGAACACCGGAGCGATCACCGTCGCCTTGAGCAACACCGCCCCCGGTTCGGAATCGACGCCGCCGACTGGCGCAACCTCGACGTGCATTCTCGCGAACGTCACCCAGATCAGCTACACGAACCTGAGCACGCGCGCGTTCAGCGGCGTCTCCGCGACGCAAAGCAGCGGAACCCTGACGCTTGCCGCAAGCGATCTCGTTCTCACCGCTTCGGGTTCGGTCGGGCCTTTCCGCTATGTCTATATCTACAACGACACGCCGACTTCGCCCGCCGACCCGCTGATTGGATATTACGATTACGGTTCATCGATCAGCCTCTCCAGCGGCGAGACGTTCACGGTCGATCTTCCCGGAAACATTCTGACCGTCGCTTAATCCCCGCCTTCGGGCCCGTTCTGTTGCGTAGCGTAGAGGAGGTTCGGGACGGGGGATGGCCGTGGCTGCACCGTTTTACAACGCAATCAAAGGCACGACCGCAGGCACGCCGGGAACGGGCGCATTCACGCCCAACGCGGCGGCTTCCGGCTTTCGCGCATGGTCAACGGTTCCAACCGGCTGGATCGGCCTTGTCCGCTATGAGGACGGCTCAACGTGGGAGCTGAGCTATTCCTACTGGAACGGAACGACGCTCAGCCGCGGGACGAACCAGCGGGTCGATAGCTCGAGTGGGTCGCTGCTGAGCCTCACGTCGGCGGCGACGGGCGCGATGGTCATCGATGCGAGCGAGATCATGTCGCATCTCGGTTCGACCCAATGGGCCTATTCGATGCCGGTTCCCGGCTCGACCAACTTTGCGAACGTCCGTCTCGGCGCTTCGCCCACCGTTACGGGAACGGCGGGAAGCGCGACGGTCGCGACGACCAACTTCCTTACCGAACAGGTCAGAGGCACTGCCACTTCGGCGACGACGGCGAATGCCCAGGCGGCCTTTACATGGTCAGGCAACAGCGCGGTCGCGGTCAGCAGCACTACGGCAGGCCACGGCGGTTGGGAGTTCACCTGCCGTTTCGGCTGCGCGACGACTCTGCCGACAGGGCCGCGGCTGTTCATCGGCATGACGGGCACGACTTTCGTCGGCAACACCGGCGAGCCGTCAGCACTCACCGCCCATTACGCCGTGTTCGCTAAGGACAGCACCGACACGAACATTCAGCTGCTGGTCAACAGCAACGCAGGCACGGGAACGAAAACCGACACTGGAATCCCCCTGGTCGCGAATGGCTGGTACGAGGCGTGCATCTGGCAGGAGCCGGGAGGCAGCAAGGTCTACGCCCTGCTGATCCGGCTCGATACTGGCGACATTTTCTACACGACAACGACGACCGATGTTCCTGCAAACACGACGCTGTTTCCGCAGGTTCTCGCCGGACTGAGCTCGACGACAGGCACGGCGATCGCATTGCATATCGGCAGCCTCGTTCTTCGCATGGGAACGTAGGCGGTGTTCGGCTACTCGACGTTTGGAACGCTGCCGTTTGCTGACGACGGGGCATCCTCGGCGGCAAGCTACACGCTAACGGCTGCTTCGGGGAGCTTCGCGCTCTCCGGCTCGACCGCGACGCTCAAGGTTGGCCGGGTTCTTTCGACATCGGCTGGTAGTTTCACACTATCGGGTTCGGCTGCAACGCTCAGAGTCACTCTCCCGGCATCGGCGGGGGCCTATACTCTGACCGGATCGGCGGCGAGCCTGCTGGTCGGGCGCAAGATCACGGCGGTTAGCGGTAGCTATGCGCTTTCCGGCTCGTCGGCAACGCTGCGCGTCGGGATGCCGGCATCGGCGGGGAGTTACACGCTTAACGGGGCATCCGCCAGCCTATTGGCGGGCCGGAAGATTACTGCGGCGAGTGCCAACTTCGCAGTCTCCGGTTCTACTGCTGCGCTAACCAGGGGTCTCCTTCTTGGCGCAGCGAGCGGGGCATATGCACTTACTGGCAGCAGCGCTTCATTGCTGGCCGGACGCAATCTCACGGCGTCGGTTGGAGCATATTCCCTCAGCGGCTCAGCGGCATCGCTGCGCAAAGGCTTCACGCTTTCCTGTGCGAGCGCAAATTATTCGCTGATCGGTTCACAAGCGGCGTTGCTGAGGGCTGCGAAGCTCTCTGCGGAAAGCGGCGCGGTCGCTCTTTCGGGTGCGGATGCGGCACTGTCGCGCGGGAGGATGCTGGCGGCGACGCCGGGGGCGTTCGACCTCGCCGGATCATCTGCCGCGTTTCTACGCCAGATCATTTTCGTTCTGGATGCGGGCGATTACGCACTGGCGGGTTCGGATGCGATGCTGGCGCATATCGCGCCAGACCGGCGTACGGTTCGCCACGACAGACTGGCCGACCTCACGCGAGCCAGCGTCGCGATGGGCTCACGCCCACCGCTACGGAATGATGCAAGGCCGAGAGCGTCCAACCCGGCTAGGCCGGCCAATATCTCAAGGGGAACGCGATGAGCTTGAGGCTGATTACGGCCCCGACCGACTATCCCGTCACCCTCGCCGAGGTAAAGGCGCAGTGCCGCGTGGACGGAACGGACAGCGACGGCCTCCTGAACACCTACATCGCCGCCGCCACCAACTATGTCGAGCAATACACCGGGCGGGCGCTCATGTCCCAGGTCTGGGAATTGGTGCTGGACGATTTTACCGACGCAATGCTCATTCCCAAGGGGCCGGTGCAGTCGGTCGATTCGGTAAAGTATTACGATTCCGACAGCATTTTGCAGACGCTCGACACGGCGGTCTATGCAGCCGACCTCGTCTCAGATCCTTCCTGGGTCGTTCGCGTCTCCGACCAGACGTGGCCGACCGTTGCCGCCGGAGTGAACAACGTCGTTATCCGCTTCACCTGCGGATACGCCACCGTTCCCGAAGCAATCCGCGCCGCAATCTTCATGCTCGTATCCCAGTGGAACGACGAGCGTTCATCGATCTCTTCCGTGCGCCAGTCCGTGACAGCCGATGGAGGCATTCCAACCCTCCCGAACACGGTTGACGCCCTTCTCTGCAATTATCGGAGCTTCTAAATGAGCGATCTCGTCATTACTGCCGCTAATGTTGCCCTTGTCTCGGGGCAAAGGAAAACCGGAACTGCCGGAGCGACAATCACCGCTGGTCAGGTGGTCTATCTCGACAGCGCCACCAACACCTATAAGCTCGCCGACAACAACAGCGGAACCGCGGCAGCGCGTTCACCTGTCGGCATCGCGCTTCACGGTTCACTGAGCGGTCAGCCGCTTACCGTCCAACTGGCGGGCACGATCACCATCGGCGCGACTTTGACAGCGGGCACGGCCTATTATCTCTCCTCGAACGCGGGCGGGATTTGCCCCGTCGCCGACCTCACGACCGGGATGTATCCGACCATTCTCGGCATCGCCACCTCAACGACCGTTCTCAAGATCGGCATCGAGGAATCGGGCGTCGCTCTCTAAAGCCTTGGGCAAGCTTGAGGCCACGCTGCGAAGCGTCGCTTTCCCTTAGACGGAGGCCCAACCATGCAAGCCGGCGATCTTCGCGACCGGATCACCATCCGCCGCCGCACCGAAACGAAGAACGCCGGTGGCGGTCTCGACATAGGCTGGGAGGATGTCGCCACCCTCTGGGCCAAGGTCACGTCGATCAATGGCCGCGAGGCCGTAATCGGCGGAGTCCTCCAGGGTTATTCCTATTTCGAGATTGTCATCCGTTACCGGAATGACATTCTCGATGCGGACCAGATCCTCTGGAACGACCGCGAGCTCAACATCAATACGGCGGAAGATCGCATGGGAACCCGCCAGTGGACGGTCATCCAGGCGAGCACCGAGGCCCCGCAAGGTGCCTAAGCGCTACGTCCGAGGCGATAGGGCGTTCGGGCGGCTACTCAAGCAGCTGCCCGACAATGTTGCGAGCGAACTGCGGCAGCAGCTCAACGCCACTGGACGGAGCGTCCTCGCGCTTCAGCGGCGGAGAGCAAAGGGTTCGCTGCAAGCGGGGCTGTCGTATTCTGTGACGCCGAAGCGGCTGAAGCTCAAGGTCGGTCTGGTCGGGAAGGCGATCAACCGCCAGCTTTTCTGGGGCTGGTTCGTGGAGTGGGGCCGCAAGGCTGGTGGACGCGGAGTCAAACGAAAGAGCGCCAAATACGCCCAAGGCGTCGGCGCAATGGCTCCCCGCCACTTCGTCTATATCCCCGGGTTGAGGGAGCAGATTTACCCCGCTTACCGGGCGATCTGGGACAGGGCGCTGAGACAGGCTGGAGGGCAGAGCGATGATTGACGCTCAATACGCCGTCCAGCTCGGCCTCTATTCGACGCTCAACGCCGACGCTTCAGTAACGGCTCTTGCCGAGGTGTGGCAGAACCCGCCGGAGAACAAGCAGCCCGGAGCAAAGGGGCTGGTGATTATCGGGCTTGTCTCACTGGATGCCGACCAGGACATGGCCGGAACC